CACCCAACTGTCTCTTACAATATGTTATGAGATCAGCTCTTGAGTTTGGAGATGCCATTACACACAAAAAATCCCTTCTTACCTATTTAGGAAGAAGGGATTTAGTATTTATTCAGCTGGTGCTTCTTCTGCTACTGGTTCTTCTGGTTCAGATTCCAGAAGTCCTAGAGTCTCAAGACCACCTTGCAGTTTGATCTTATATTCTTTTGCCTTAGTAAGGTTTTCCTCTAGTTCAGCAATTTGCTTTTCTGTAGTAGCAATTTGCTCTTCAAAGTTTTTCTTGAGTGTTGTGGGATCCATAGTTATCACAGGGAATAGTGTGTACGATTATTTATCAGGTAACGGAAACTCTATATGAGTATTTGTCATTAGCAACAAGAGATGGCATAAAGTTCATAGAGATTGAAATTCTATTATCTTTTTGGTTGCCTCCATAACCATGAGTAAGGTGAGACTGCCACATCAAAAGTTCTCCTTCTTCTGGGTACATAATTACATCACAATTATACTTCCCAAAATTAGATTTATCAGCCTCAAGTGATATAGACTGAGTTGGGGAGTGTGTGGAACCATCTGTATGTCTAAAGAACAGTGGAGCATGTCCATCTTCATGATTGACATAATATGTTCCAGAGATATACGAGTTTGTGTGGTGGTGTGGATACTGTTGTCCGCCAGCATTACAGATGTTCAACCAACTATCAGTAACAATCATTTTTTCTGGTAGTTGATATCCCATGACATCTCTAACAAAAGTAGAACATTGATCTTCCATCCATAATCTTAGCGTAGTAAATTCATCTCTGTGTAAGAAAGATTTACCACGCATGTTATCAAAATGATACAGACTATCTGACATACCATTCTTTTCCATGTCAGTCCCTTCCATCATTTGAACGATGGAAGATTTTATACCAGCATTTTCAGAATAGGTTTCTCTAAAAATTGGATTGGGGAATATGTCAAAAACTTTCATTCTACTTTAATGTTCCAAGCTATACTGATTCTATCTTCATCTGATCGATTTACCAATACCCTATGTAAAATATGTGATGGGAATATAACTACCCTTCCTTCTACTGGAGTGATAGCAACAGATGGGGATAATTTAAATTCTGGTTTTACTGAGTTTATAAGATTGAAAGATTCGTAGTAACTGGGACTTGAAAATTCAATCTCTCCACAATTTTCTGGAGATTTGATCCATAGAACAGCAGACAGATCTGATCCAGGATGTGTATGTCTGTCATTAGAAGTTTGTGGTGGATTAATATTAATCCAAGGTAAACTATAAAAAAATCTAGTTGTTAGATACTGAGATAAAACTGCAGAAACTTCTTCGTAAATTGGTTCGAGAATATCAATCTCTGATTCATGAGACTGCCACCCACCATTGTTTGAAATCTGTACGCCTTCATTATTTTTTTGTTGCTCGTAGCAGTATCTAACAATTTTATTGCGATACTGTGAGAATTCACTTATGTCATGTCCTACTACTTGAGTAGGGAATAGTGGAAATAAATTCATTTTTTCAATACAAAAATTACAATACCATTCCACCAAGAATTTGAGTCTTCCAACTCATCTGTAAGAATGATTCTCTCATACAAAATGTCTAGTTTATTTTCGGATGCAAACTCCTTTGCAGATTCTACCACATCTTTAAAATTTGCATCGTCTACAATAAGGATAAACTCATCCTCTGTGTAATTAAGAATATGATTTAAACAAGACTTCTGAACGGATCCATCGTGGTCTGCATCATAAAAGATGATGTTGACTTTCTTGTCTAAGTTCTCTTCAGTAGCTACACGAATATCACCATTCAGAATAGCGATGTTGCTGTTATCAGTCCATGTAGTCTTGACATTCTCAATGAACTTTTCAATGGATCCTTCCTCACCAGACCACTCGATGTCATCTCTAACTGGTCGAATGTTTTTATCTTGCCAATGATCTGCTGCATATGCAGTAATATCATTACCTTGGATAGCAGCACAGAATGTACTTCCATTGTATACACCAACTTCTAGATATTTGGTGTCATCATACGAACAGATATTGTTGAGGAAGTGTCTGACAGTATCAGATGACAGACCTTCGATGTCATGATGAAACTTAGATTCTTTCTTTGTTGCTTTGTCAATGGAATCTAGACACCTCTGGATGTATGGGTGTAACTCACGATCTTGTTTCTTAAGGTGTGCGTCAACAACAGACTCACAGTAATTACAATCCCAGCAATCAAACTTACAAGTTTTGATCTTGTCTCTCCAGATGTCAATAGGACGATCCTTCATATCAAGATCTTCCATGTATGGATCGAGTTGTGGGAAGAGCAGTTCTTCTTCTCTATCCCATCTCTCGATAATATCCATAGACTCCTTTAGACGCATCATACTCTCGCGTCCATGCATCTTGAATACATCAATACCTAGATCAAGAAACTCTTGCCAGTCTTCTCTCCAAGGTGGAATGTTTGCTGCCTTGAGTGACACAGCAGCATCTTCATACTGCCATGTAGAACACGAGACTCTACTGATAGCATCATTAAAATACTGTGGACCATCACCAGTTCTAGTGCAGTTTAACTGGTAATGCTCTGGCATGATAGGACAACCGCCCCAGCATCCTTCATTAGCAAGCAGTGAAAGTTTTACTGGTTTGCCAATAGAAGCACAGTATTCTTTAGCATCCATGATACGTTCTAGTTGCTCCCTATCACGCATCAAATCTCTATCTAGATTGACATAGTGAAATCCTGCTTGCGCTGCAGCAACTACCTCATTAGGTCTAGTAACCTCACGCAGAATAGTATTCTTGATATACAGTTCTGGAAACTCTTTCTGAATCTGACCTGTAGACACCCACGTTGTATGTGGCAGAGTTACAATACGAATACCTTTGTCATACAGTGGTTTGAAATTCTCGATCCACACGTCCAGATTCTTTTGATCTGGTCTAACCCACATATTATTGAAGGTAGCAGAAAGGGGAATACCAGTCTGCTCTGCAATCCACAATGCATTGATGGTAGTTCCCCTTACAGGATCTTTGACAAAGATATCTCCCATCGCATCTTGACCGAATGGTTCGATACGACAGGTGAAATACAAATCATAAATCAGATCTTTATTCTTCTTCAGAAAAGGAATAAAGTGATCTTGTGTAAACTTCCAATCAGCTTTCGGATTGATCGGTAGACTGAAGATACTTCGCATTGATTTCATCCTTAATTTTATCTAGTAGAGGCACGTTCATTGTTTCCTCAATTCCGTGGAATGTAGGAATGTTTACATCAGGAGATTCTGCGTATGCCTTGAAGTATTTTTCTGTTCTTCCTGTAATCTTATCCATGGAAAGTTTCATGAGACAAGAATACTGAGAAGCAACGTCTAGGATAGCAATTTGATCTTCCTGCTTCATCATAGCAATAGAGTCGAGGTTACCTGTACCCACTCTACCATTTGCCATCAGATCTAGGGCAGCTTGTTTACCCATCCTAGCAATCCAATACTTTCTTTCTTCTTCCTCGTTCCACTCAGAAGCAGTTTCTAATTCTTCAATGGTTTCAATGTGTTCTTGGATATGATCCACAAAAACATTTAACTCGTATTGAAGTTGATTTAATCTTCTATCCCACATCTCCAAGTCTAACTTGGCGTCATCTACCTCAATCTCTGCTTCTTCTTTTTCAAAATCGCTACAAGCATTAGTTAATCTATCTTCAGCAATTTTGACAGCAAGAACACTCTTTCTCTTACCAATTTTAATCTTCTCGAAGTTATGCAATCGATTCTCGATCTCAAGCATAACTTGCTTTAGTTGCCTATCTCCAGTAACATGTGACTTAATTACAAAGTCATCAATCTGATTTTTAGACATGCCAATAGCAACCTTCTTGGCAAGTTCAAAAATTTCTTCGGTTGTAACCATGATAAATCAAATAATAACTTAGAACTTAATACCAGGAGCAACGGGTAACTGAGATTTTCCTTCATCTAGTCTATTTTCTTCCCTTGCCTGTTCGTATGGCATTGGAATTCCCATCTTATCCTCATATAATCTATTTAGTTGCCTAATTGTAGTGCAATTATAGAATTCTTTTTTCAAGGAATTCATAGCAACAAATAAATCTTTAGATGCTGATTTGTAAAAAGTTCTTTTTTCAGAAACAGATGCTTTTAATTGATCTGTAGTAACACCTTTAGCAGATGCAAGATCAGATAAAATAAAGTCAGTATCGTTGTCGATATCAGATACTAGATACTCCCAATTCTTTTTCTCTAATGAAGAGACACCTTCATCTAATGCTTCAAATCTTTTGTTAAAAGTATCTTCAATAATAACTTTAGCAAACAACTTCATTGTTCTCATGACAGTATTATATCTTGTTTCTGTCATAGGAATTGCTACCTTGGCAGATGTAGAAAAATCAGAGTAAGAAAGATTATCAAACTCTTCATTTATTTCTGTGTCAGTAGCAGAAATCTTGATAGTAGAGCGGATATCACCCCAACCTCTAATACCAAAGATTGCCATTTCTTTTCCTACTTCTACGGCATATCCAGGAAGAGCAGCAACCTCTCCCTCATCCACAGAAAAACAATTCCAATCAAGAATATTATTGATTGGTTCAAACGACCTCAATGTTGCAGCGTCGAATGTACTTTTGCAGATAAAATACTTTTTCATTTGCTTATACTCCTGTATATCCGTTTGCTAGAGTTCCATACTCAATAGCAGCACCAGAAGCTCTACCGCCTGGTCCCTGTGAATTTAGTGAGGAGCTGAATGTAAAACTATGGGTAGAGTAGTTGAATGATCCTCCTGTGTTGTTCTGAGCGCCATTATACATGCCGTTCATGAAACCATAATCCATGCCTGTGTGGAAAGTTTCCTCTCCTGTAGTTCCTGGTTTACCAACAGATTGGAGGTTAGAACCAGAAGCACTATCTCTTCTTGTCATAGCAGCGTTGGTTTGATAACCACCGGCTTCGTTCCAATAAGAGAATCCCTTTCTAGTAGAAACGGTTTTATTAGTTCCGTCTGTTCCTGGAGGAGAACCCCAAGAGGTCCATGACTGTGTGGCAAACTGGAAGAAGTAACCATTACCTCCCTGCTTATACAATCCATTATCTTCACCATAACCACATGCTGGGTTGTTACCACCAGATCCACCAGATCCACCAACAGTAGTTACAGAATTAGTTGTTAAATCAAATCTATCTGGATTGTCTCCGTTATCTCCACAAACATATGCATACTTAAAGTCTCTCTTCATAACAGAAGTTCTGTTCCTTCCAGTTGCCATAGAAGTAGCAGTTCCAGCATTGGTTTCTGTAACCATACTGAATGTAGAAACGTTTGCGCTGTTTGTGTTCCAGTTATCACCAGTACAGTAAACATACGCTCTCATGTTTGCATCTTGAGCGCCTGCGGTATATGCGTCAGAGTATGTGAGCTGATCGCCAAGGTTTGTAATCGTAAATGTAGAATGTTGTAGTCTATTTATGTTTTTCCAAGAACTAGAACTTTGATATCCTGCAGCAGGATAACCTCTAGTAATTGCAAAACCCTCTTCAAAGTTGACGATGATTTCCCAGTATGCATTTGTACCATCAGATTTTAGTACAGCACCAATAGTAGCACCATCACCACTAGCAATTTGTGGTGGTAATGTTGAAAACGGTTGACCGTTTACTAACAAATCATTATTGCCAATGTCAATATCGCCACCAAAAGTTACAGAACCATCAGTGTTTAATGAAATGTTTGGTGTAGTAGAACTTCCAGCCGCTGTATATTTAAGCTGGTCTACCCTTAATTCAGATGCCATGAATACTGAGATCTCCTATCGTAGTATTTATACAATGTTCCAGCTACCACCGTCAGCAACAGTGATTACAATATTATTATTTATTGTGATTGGTCCAAAACTACCAGCGTTATATCCAGATGGAATTGTGATATTCTCATCAACAAAGTTTCTGTTAGACTTGAATGTTCCATAAGTATCTAACCACTGTTTGATGCCATTTGCATAAAGAACTCTGTTATTTGCTTGGTTAACAAAGTCCTGACCTTCGATGTTAACAGAACCAAGAACGTGTAGCTGATACGTTGGATCTGCTTTGTTGATACCAACTCTAGACAATCTGTAGATGTCAGCAGTATTAGATGCTTCAGTCCATCTAGAAGTAACAAACTCAGAGTTGTCTTGGAACAACTGACCGTTGATGTTTACGTCACCCTGAACGTTCAACTTATAATTTCTAACTGTAGATCCATCATTAGGATCGACACCAGATGTAGAAGTTGTGTTAATAGTAACAGCGTTGTTAACACCACTAATTCCAAGAGCAGGAGATCCTGTAAATGTGGTGCTACCTGCAGAATCAGAAGATTCAAATGTGAAGAAGTTGTTGGATTGAGTGTTACTACCAACTCTCCAATATCTGGTAGCGGAGTTGTTATTGAAATTGATAGAACCATTAGAAGTATTCTCAAATGTCATCGCAGAAGTAAACCGCGATGTTCCACCAACACTCAATCTATATGTTCCAGGATCTCCGTTAATACCAAAGTATCCACCACTATTCAAGTATACTTGATCTGAATTAGCTTCACGGAAACGCATATTGTTTCCAGATGGTCTATTTAAATAAAGGTTTTTATCTCCAGAACTAGAAAGGATGTTATAATCATCCGCTGCAGTTGAGTTGTTGAGTGTGATACCAGTATATGTTGTATACTGGTTTCTAACCATCATGCTTTGATTAGAAGCAGTTACAACATCCAGAGTGGATCTTGGATTGACGCCAGCACCAATTCCAACGCGATCAGTAGATACATCGACGAATAATGTGTCAGTGTCAACTGCAAGGTCATTGATTAATGTTGTAGTTCCACTAACAGTAGCATTACCAGAGACAGATAGATTAGATCCAGCACCAGTAATGATTAGCGAACCTGTCATGGAATCGCCCGCTTTCAGGACGTTCAGTGAAGAAGCACCTGTGATATTTGCTGTAATTGTTCCAGCAGAGAAGTTGCCAGAACTATCACGAATAACAGCAGAATCTGCTACATTTGCAGTTCTGAAGATTACATTGCCTTCGTTCCAAATCTTCTGGTTGTTGATAGTAAATGAATCTGCATTACCAACAGCAGCATTAAGAGTACCTGAGTTTGCAGTTGCGTTACCACCCGCAGCAGTAATAGATGCGGTCCTATGATCGTCAGAGTTAGAACCAGGAACTGCTACAGAAGATCTGAAGTAGATAGCAGGAGAGGATGCTTGACCGTCAATTCTACCTAGTTTTAGGAGTGCTGTGCCGCTGTCGCTCTCTAACTTACCTACATCAATACTATTTCCATCAACAATAGAGAAGTCTTCAAATTCGACTCTATTAGAAGCTTGTCCTGCAGTAAGTGCTCCAACAAAATTACCAGAAGTCAAACTACCAATTAGAATTGTGTAGTCGTTAAAGTTGTCTGCTGGGTCATCATTAGTGACAACATTGTCAACTTGGAAACTACCAACACCCTGTGCGTTTGCATTATACAAGTTAATTGCAGGTCCACCAGGACGGAAATCGCCAGTTGCTGAAGTATCAAGAATCTTTCCAGAGAAGTAGATTTTATATCTGGGGAATCCAGAGAAAGATTTAACTGTTAAAGCATCTCTTACTGTTGTAGACTCAATAAATCTAGGTAGTCTTTCTGTAGATAAAGTACCATAGTTAATGTTTAGTGCATTTTGATACCAAATTCCTTGTCTGTTGTCAAGTCTGTCAGCATCCAATCCAGAATCAACACCATCATTGAGAGAAGACCAAATCTTCGCCCAAGAACCCCAAGATGATTGACCCGTTCCAGATCCACGGAGATACATGTTATCATTATCTGTGAATGCAAGTTGTCTTGTACCACCAAATCCAGTATCAAAACCAGTACCACCACTTCTCAGTGTTAAGGTCATATTTCTGGTGCCACCATCACTCAGTCCATTAGCACTGTTGAAGATAGTGTTTGAAACAACACCAGGAGAGAAGTTGTTTGGATCTGGAGAAGATGCTGGGTTGTTAGTACCAGTAAGCAATCTAATTGTACTACCAGACTGGTTGGAAATACTAATGTTGTATGTTCCAGCAAGTCTATCTGGATTTAGAGTACCTGCTGTTAAGTTAGTTGCATCTGTGTAGAAAGAACCTTGTGCGCCGTCTAGTAGGTCAGCGTCAAGTCCGCTATTTGCACCAGTCTTGAGTTCAATAGAACCATTACCTGCTTGACCGATATTGAACTGCGACTTCTTATATCTAGCAACACCAATTGTTCCGTAGAGGTCAGCAGAAATTGTTAGATCAGAAACTCTCTGAACATCAAGAGAAACGTTTGCATACTGTCTATTGACAGTAGAAACTTTTGCTTCTAAAACTAAGTTTGATCCTGTTCCAATTTGAACGGGAGCATTAACAATGCTAAAGTCTGCGTTGTATCCAGTACCACCATCGGTAACGGTTAGTTCTGTAACTGCACCACCAGCAACAACAATGTTTGCTTTGAGTCCAGTTCCTGTGCCACCCGTCAGTGGAACATCAAAATATTGATTGTTAGTAAATCCGCCACCACCATTAGCAACAATAACATCATCAACAAAACCACCAGCAGTATATGTAGATTCAAATGTAATTGGCGAAGCACCACGTTCAAATTCAATGATAGTTCCTAATGGGATATCTTGAGTTACTGGATTGTTTAGTGAGACAGTTGTCAATCCAGCAGCAGTAATAACACCATTGATGTTTGTATTTGCTGGGATTCCATTGATTGAAGAATTAACTTCGTGTCCGATTAGAACATCAGAGTTCGTTGTGAAGATCATCTGTGATGATCCAGTAGAACACTGAGCGGCAAGAGCGGCAAAGTATCTAGTTTCAGCACCCTTTACTGATTGGACCGCGAGAGCAAAGTTGGAATCGCCTCTTAAGAAGGTAAAGGAGTTAGCAGCACCACCTGCTGCAAGTCTATCCGTTTCAATAACACCAGATGTGATATCAGATGCAGCAATCTGGTTAGAAGACAGAGATACCCAATTATTAGCATCAAACGAAGAAGTATTGACAACTCTGTTAATATTGATAGTGTTTGCAGTAGGTGTTGTACTGTCATCAAACGTATCTGTATCAACAATCTTGATATTATTGACAATATCTCCATACAATCTGCTTTCAATCAAAGCAGTACCTTGTGCTTGTGTGCCAGCACCAGGAGGAGCAGAGAATGTTACAGTGGGAGCAGTGGTGTATCCTTTACCACCCTGAACCCCACCAAACGTTTCAATAGTTACAGTTACAACTTGTCCGTTTGCGATAGTACATGTAGCATCTGCTGCCACAGCACCAGCACCTGGGTTACCACCAGAGAATGATACAGTAGGAGGAACTGTATATCCAGAACCACCGTCAGAGATATTGATTTGGTAAACAACACCCGTTCTGTATTCGGTTGCTTGGATAGAACCTGTCGATACACTACCAGTAAAGATATCACCAATAGTAAAAGCTAGTGCAGGATCTGGTTGGAAAGCAAGGAATAGACTGTCGTTATCTTGGTTTAGAATGAACGATGTAGATGTATCCTGTTGGATTGCGATGTCACCAGCAAGTGCTCCTTCAATAGAAGTTCTTTCTGCTTGATCTGCAACAGTGTAAACTTGGAAAGGTCTGAGTGCTGGAATTTGATCGATAGAGATCTTACCAGAATCAGTAAGTTCAACCAGTGCTCTAGGAACAGCGTTCGTAGAGTATGGTTTGTTGATGTATGGTCCGAGGTTGTTGGTGATATAATCTCTAACTGCCTTCTGAGTAGGTAGTTTGGAGTCAGTTGCGTTAGCACCACCAAGTGTGTTGGATGCGTCGAAACCAGTAACAACAACGTCACCACCTTTTAGTTTCAAGAATTCAACTTCAGAGATGGTAACCGTACCTGTAAAGGTAATAGCACCAGTTCTGTTTTCAATTCTTGCGAATGTACCAACCTTGAAGTCACCAAGTTCGTCAGTACCCGAGACATAAACACGACCGTAGTTCTCAGATACTTGCTCGTTCGCTTCGATCTTAGTACCACCGTTTTCAGGTAGTGCAAGATAGTTAGTACCAGAACCTGCAAATTCCCAAGTGTGAGAAGAAGAGTTAACAATAGATGGTCTGTGTAGATTGATCGTCTTACCTTGTAAAACACTTGTAGATACTGGGTTTCCAGTTGAAATATCGGTAAGATTCATTCCACCGCCAGTACCATCATCAATTGTTAGTTGAGCGGAGAAAGGAGGACCAACAGTAACGCCAGCTACAACATCAACAAAGTATTCAATGTTTGTATTTGTATTTTGATAACCATCAATCTTTACAACATAATGCTCCAGTGGTTCTCTACCAAGACCACTGACTGTTAGAATAGTTCTACCAGTTGGAGTTGAAGAAACATTAGAAATAGTTGCAATGTCAAATTCATATGGATCTTTTCTAAATCCTGTGCCTCTTAGAGCAAAACGTCCGAAGTTAGTAGCAGAGTTGGTAATAGATGCATAACCACCAGTCTCACAAAGGACGCCATCTTCACAGAAGATAACGAAGACGGAAACTAACTGGGTATAACCATCGTTGATAACTTTATATCCGACACCACCGAAGGAAACAATCGTGAATGCAGCAGCAACCATCGACTTACCCTGGTTGGGGAAGGATGCTGTTCCGTCCAGTTCTAGACCAGGGAAAGGACAGTTAGGTTGCTTGACCTTAGAACCATCAATTAGAGCACCGCCGCCTCCTAGGAAGGAGATAACAGAAGCGTTTTGAGTGTATGGTGATGCCTCAATAATAGGATAGTCATCATAATCTGCGCGAATTGCTACACGCTGATTATTGGCATCATAGATGTAACTATCTGGATATGTGATGATATTTGCTGTATCATACAGAGTTCCATTAGTTTTGGTAGTAACACCAGGAAGAAGCGTTCCATCTAAGATATCTTCAAACAATTCCATCTCTGTTACGATGGAAGATGCTACATTAGAACAAAGAGGTTGTGATCCATAGAGAAGAATATTCCAATCTTCAAACTTAGGAATTGGGGATGAAAGTGTTACTGGGTTGAAAATAACAATTGTTCCATTTGCTTTTGCACTAACAAACGTATGAGTAATTCCTGCAGCAGTTCCTGCATCACCAACGTTTAATCCAATGGCAAGCATTGACGTTCCAGCTACAGAAGTAATTTCATAGCTTTGTCCGTAGTTGGAATCGAATCTGCTTGGACTTGCATGGTTAGCAGCACCACCACCTGTATCACAAGAGAAAGTGATAGCATCTTCTGCGAATGCAATTCTGTCTCCTACTTGTACAGTACCACCACTTGGAGCTGGTATTGTAATATTTAAATCACCTGTAGTAGAATTATAAACGGCACCAACTGGTGTTGCAGATTCTACTAAACCATCAGTCCAGTTACGCATCGCATCTTGTGCGTATTGCTTAACTCTTTGGAAAGCATAAATGGTTTCATCGCGCTGTGCTTCTGGAATACCAGTTAACTGAGTTCCTGTAAAATATAGTTCGGCAACTTCTACAATTCCTTTGTTACCACCGAATACCAAGTCTTTGATAAGTCCGTCGAGAACTAATCTAATGTCTCTACGACACTTTCTTTGGTTGACATCAGAAAGATTTAATGAAGGATATTGTGCTTCTGTATCTGCAAGTGCTTGATCTGCAATGAGGTCTTTGTTTCTAGCAATCAAATATGCAGCATCTAGGTATGTTCCAGTTTGATTTTTTGAAATAACATCAACCCAGAGGAATGAAAGAGTATCAATGGCAGCTCTTACATCATTACAAGCAAATCCAGTATTGTTTGCTGTTCCATCACCATTAAGTAATGCTGTAGTTGTAATTACAGTATTATCAAAATATCTTGGTACACTGGAGTGGCGAGGAACATAAATTTCATCATTAGGAGTTCCAGTACCAATTCTCCAATTCCTCATAGCATAAATTGCTAATTCCCTAGCGTACTCAATTGCACGAATACACTGGAGGATTTCATCCTGAATATAAGCAATATCACCACCGACAACATACTTCTGCGCTGCTTCGATAATGTTGTGGTTAGATCCAAATTCGAGGTCTCTAATTAGAGCATTGATGAAATGTCTTGTATCTTCACGGCATTGCTCGTCGCCACCATTACCCGTACTATCAGGAGAACTGTAAGCAGGATATAGTTTTTGTCCTGCATCACACTCTAATAAAATATCTGCAATTTTTACAATACTATCTTCTTGTAAACTTGCTACTGGAGTAGATGTTGTAATTGTAGCAACACCAGTTACAATATTATCGTAAGTAAATCCACTAATGTTGTAAGATGTTCCACCAAAGGTTACAGTACCACCAGAGATGTAAGTGTGTGTTGCTGTAGTTTGTCCTAGGTAAATATCAAATGAGTTGCCACTAATATTGTATACAGAATAATGATCTGTCTTAAATTCAGAATTAATAATTCCAACAACTTCATCTGCAATGAAGTCGATGTTGTTTCTTAAAAATACACATGCATCTTGGAATCTTCTTTCTACAGGAGTAGCAAGAGGGAATGAATTTGGAGAGTTGAGTAGAGATAAAGTGACTATTTTAGAAGAACTCTTTACCGTTGCAAACTGACCTGGATCAAAGTTAGCATCTGTAATTGATGGTAATTTTTTAGGAATAACAAATCTTCTTGCACGACCATCAGCATCTTCTAGAACTTTGTAAATTCTTTGCTTGCCGTTAAGAACAGATAAATCAGGACCACCTGTTGGCAGACCTTCAATTAAAATTTCTTGACCTTCTTTAAATTCGTGTGTGTTAGTTCTACCGACTAGTGCATTGGTGTAAAATACAATACCACCAAGGTCTTCTGCATTACCAAATTGTTCGTCTTGGAATCCACCAGTTGCAATACTAGGATCTCCTTGTAAGGAGAAATCAAGTCTTACGATTGGGAGTGTAGTTGTATAATCTTCGTCAACAGAAACAACCTCACCTTCAGCACGAATCGACTTAATTGACGTGGTATCAATTGTCTCATTTACTGGAGTAGCAGCATTAATTGTGTACGTACCACCAACACCATTTCCAGACCAATTTGGAGCATTTAGAATTGGGAAGAAAGTAACAACCCAAATATTATTAGCAGAAAGAGTGCTATCAATAGATTCTACTTCATAAAATCCAGTGAAAGCAGATCCACTAGAAGGTGTTGCTACAACCTGAACGAAAGTACCAGGAGGAATAATAGAAGTTGGATCTGTAGTTACTCTTAATTTATTATCTCCTTCTTGCTGTGTTGCAGTTACTGAGAGTGCGGAACCTGCAGAAGCAGAAGTAATGTATTCAAATCTTTCACCCTCAACGAAGGAACCTCCAATCAACTGGACGTTAATATCACCAGTTACAAACGCACTAGCTCCAGTGGTCTCGTTAAATCTAACACCAATAATATTTGCTCTAGCACCAGTGTTAACACCCTTTACTGTTAGTCCTGTTTGTAGAGTTGAGAGACCCGTATTGTTCTGGAATAGAACGTTAAACTGCTGTGGTCCAAAAATTTGATGACCGATTGGGAAATTGGTGCCAAAGTCGCCATTTGCTTGATTATCAATACAGATTCTTTGCTTGTCGTCAAAGACCATAGCAAAATCCCAGGTCTCAACAGAGTCGCCATTGGAATCAATTTGGTCTCTATATGTGACACCTGTTACATAGTTTTTATCGCCAAACTTAAAGATATGCTTACCAGCATTTCCTGGTCTGATGATTACAAGACGCAAGTTGTCACCAACAACTGATGCGTCTGGTGGTAGAGAGATTGGGTTATCTTCTACATAATCTCCACCAGAAACAATAATAGTTTCCTTGACACCAGGAGTCGCCCATGCAAGTTGTGCTGCTTTCTTAATAGAACGGACTGGGTTTACAGCAGAACGACCATCGTTCAAGTCCGAACCAATAGTCTGTGAAACGTAGATACGACCACCAACGTCATTCGTTGCTAGGTTGAGGACGTATTCTGTAGTAGCAATCTTGTCAGATCTATCGCCAAGTAGAGGTGTAATAGATCTTGGAAATTCTCCAGCAGGTCCAGTTTCACCAAATTTATATGCATTCTGGTCTACTACACGGAAACCAATATGCTTAAATTGGACTTCTCCGTTTAATTGAATGCCATCCGTATGTTCTGGTGCCGAACTGCCAGTTTGTCCTGTATTTAATGCTTGATATACATTAGCACCAAAATATCTGTAAGAATCTTTTTGGAGAATGACACCAGAAGACCATAGCGTGCCAGTGTTGTTGGCATACGTTTTCAAAGATGGTCCTCTGAACGCCATGTTTGGCGTAACAAAGTTATCGATATCTAGGTTTAGAATTCTCGCCGTATCAGAAATGATAGACGTTGACGTTCTAATAGCACCGTTAATATCAAGTTCAAAGTCAACTGTGTCAAGAACGGCAGTAGCAGTAGCACCAGCGCCACCACCTTCAGTAATACTTACGGCAGGAGCAGTTGTATATCCACTACCCTGCTCGTTAACAGCAATAGTTACAACTTTTCCGTTGAAAATAAATGCAGATGCGAGAGCTTGAACGCCTCCTGGTTCGTTTGGAGCTCCAATTGTTACTGTTGGGTTAACCGTGTAACCAGAACCACCAGTATCAACAACAATATTATTGACTCTATTACCAGTTCTGTTAATACCTACACGAGGTAATGCGGTCTGTGGATCTAGTTGAGCACGAAGAATTTCCTTCTCACCAGACCCAGTACCAGTTCTGATAGTTACTTCATCATCACCGATAAGTCTAGGACTAACGCCTCTGATCTTTTCTTTATCGGAATTAATGTGAAAACTCATGGTGTTCCCGCGCTCTTGACTTTTTTCCTATAGTATATTTAGCATCAAGCCCAATCAATACTCACCACTTCTGTTTTAGCAATCCACTTAATTGTTGACGTTGTTCCTGCTCTTGTAGTAGAATAACTGAATCTATTCAATGCTCCAACTGGTTGAATAAACCAAGTCTCTCCTGATGGAATATCATCTTTAATTACTGTTTGGAAAGTAGACTGGACTGTAGTATTTCCAGCAGAATTACAGAAGACCGAGGTTTCAAATTTTGTTGCATAGACAGTTCCCGCTGCATTAACTGCAATAATGTGAGCGGTAATGAAATTAATAGTATTATTGGAAATAGGAATTTGTGTTCCTAAACCATCTAAATCTAGTGTTGATGTATTGAGACCTCTTAGAATGTAATTGGTAGTTCTACTATCAGTATAATTACTATTCTTTAACTCAATAGTATTGAGATCTTTTGCATTTCGTAATTCATCTACAACAGTGGTTTTATCAATAGAAAATCCACCAGTAGAATCAAACTTTTCGATTGTGGTTGCCATTTTTATTTCTTAGTAACGTTTGATACAATTACAATATTTACGGTATCAGCAGTATTAACATCAGCACCTAATACAATATTTAGTCTTGCGACACCAGTTCCAGTAACCTCAAACGTAGGAACGATTAACTGAATACCAGTTCTAATATTTCCATATGTTGTATGGAATATATCAGTTCCATCATCTAAAACACCAAACTCGATAAATTCTTTATCACCAGTCACAGTATTATGAGCGATAACAGTTGTCTTACATCCTACGTTAGAAGCAACTGGATATAATTCAGAATTGCCATTATTTGTAGTTCCTTTTACAAGAGAGATTTTTTCAGATAAAACTCTGACATCAGCAAGTTCAAATTCTTTCAGATCTCCATCAAAAATTTTAACTAGATCTAAAGTACCTGTTCCAAATCCAACGTTGAGGAACACATCACCTTGGTTATCTAATCTAAGTACAGGATCAACAGTTATACCAGCAGATAGTCCAAGATCGAAATATTGCTTAGTTGTATGTAAGAACGTTCTATCTACTGCAGTATTATCAAAGGTAGAAGTTGCACCATCAAATGTTAGCAGAGATGCTGTGATCTCAAATTCATCAGAAGTTACAGATCTAATGGTATCAATACCATAAAAATCCATTGCATTTGTTGTTACTTCTAAAGTTTTAGCATTATCGTTATAGAAGAATAAAGTATTCTCGTTAGCACCAGGAGAACTTTCTGGTATAATATATGTGTTTTGATCTACATCTTTAACTCCTCCAAGAGATCCCCAGTTAGTTCCATCATATCCTTCAAACTGAGAACTAGTTTGACTAAATCTAACAGAACCTTGAACTGCAACTCCTCTATCAGCATCTGCACCTGCTGGTAATACTAGAGAAGTTGGTGCATCACATACAATCTTCTTACCAGAGTTTGGACGAATTGTTAAATCACTAATGTCTGTAGAAATGACATTATTAGCAAAACGTAGATCGTTATTGACAGAAAGTGAAAGGTCTGACTGTGGACCAACACGAATTTCAGTAACATCTTCAAACGTGATTGCATCAACTGCTAGTTGAGACCAAGTAAGTTCTGCTGTACCATTTTGTAATGCACCAGATGTGTGAACTGGTTCATTACCAGTAGAAGCGGTAACGCCACCAGGAGCTCCTGCAGAACCACTGGTTGTTACTTCATATAGATTGTTTTTGTATTTGATATACTGTCCGATTAAAACGGGAGTATTTGCATTCCACTCTGTAAATGCTGGCGCTGTTGTGTTAAGAGATCTAATTTTCTTAACATCCATAAACTCCAAATAAGTTGGAGTTACTTTCATAGTATTTACAGCATCATTGTAGAACCACAATGTATTATCGTTAGAACCAATAGTTTCTTCTGCCGTAATATACGTATTTCCATCTAGATCTCGTACACCACCTAAAGAAGACCAAGAAGCAGTAGATGCGCTATAACCTTCATATTGATTGGTCTGTGTATTGAATCTAATAGATCCATTGGTTGCAGAACTTGGACGTTCTGTTGTAGTACCAGCAGGAATTGTAAGTGCTGCGAAACCAGTAACTTGTGTTAATCTGCCTGTTGGAGCAGTTAACACTAGATCGGAAGATGCATCAGTTGAAATTACATTGTCTGTAATAAACAATTTGTTGTTAACATTTAATCTTCCTAATGTTTGAACTTCTCCTGATGTAAGAACATCCCCCGTGGCATGTTCCACAGAGAAAGACCCAACGGTAAAGTCATTTGTAGAAACAACAGATGTTCCTGTTAAAGTCAATGGTCCTGTAGTGCCATTCGTTACAAGTGGTGTTGTAACACTAACAGAAGCTTCAGCAGTGTTAACAGTAATATCTGTTCCAGTGATTGAATCAATCTCACCAGTAGTTGCAACAATCTTGGTTACTGTTTGAGTTCCAGTTAATACATCACTGGTAATAACATCAGATTCTTGAATAGTAACAACATTAATTTGCAATCCAGATCCAAATACTTTAGGGTTGTTTGAATCAATAGTGATTACTGCTTCATTGCCATCTGTACCACCAGCATCTTCAAACAATCCATTATCAAAGTAGTATAGTGATGGCGTATTAGCAGTAACTTTTAAGTCAAGGAATCCTTGTCCCGTTGTTACACCATCTGTATATTGAGAACCAGCAAATGTTACTACGGTAGCACCAGCAATTGTTGGGAGTTGTGTTAATGTAATCTGCGTAGAACTATCGACACTTTCTACTCTGGTATCAGAATCCAATTCACCAGTTCCACTGTCTTTAGTTACAAGCATTCCAGCAGCAATTCCTGATGTGTTTGCAACTGTAATAACTCTAGAAGCAATATCTAAAGTCGTTGATACTGCCGCTACACGAGATGGTGAGTTAAAACCATCAGCAAATGAACTTAGATTGAATTGTGTTCCAGCTAAAGAAGCATCCGATAAATCAAATCTATATGTAGATCCTACATATAAAGTTAAGTTTGGTGTTAATTGTGCGCCATTGCCATCTGGATCAATGTAAAATCTAACACTAGTTGAAGAAGCAGTATCAACTGTATAGATTGGAGTTGTCGTTCCAGATTTTATAATTGATTGTGCGCTAGCATATGGATTACCTTGATCGGTCTCCACTAAAAGTGATGTGATGTTACCACCAGACTCGGTTACAGAAATTACTTCTCCTGGAGTGCTGCTGGTTGCACCAGCAACATCTACTGTAATATCATGAGTTGGGGAAGTTCCTCCAGTTAGAGTACCAGATACTGTTAAAGTTTCTCCAGCAGCATATCCTACACCACCTTGATTTACTGCAACCTGTGTTACTTGTCCTAGACTATTTCTAGTTACATCTACGGTACAACCACTACCATTACCACCTGTTGTTGCTAGATCAGAATATGTTGCTGCTTCATCTGATGTAAATGTCAAATCGGGAGTTGCTGACTGCAATGCAGCAGCACTCATAGTAATTTGTGTTGCACTATCAACACTGACAACAGTTGGATCGACAGGAATATTACCACTGGCGTTTTCTGAAATAATATCACCAACACTAATACCAGTTGTCGATGCTAAAGTTACAACTGCACTTCCACTAGTCAGAGTAGATGCAATTGGACCAGTAACAGTTGGCGTTCTGTCTGGAGTAGAAGTAGCGGTTACGCCAGTAACCACACCATCAACTTCCTTAATACTGTCACCAGCAGAGACCCAACCAGAAGCAATAGTTTGAACGAATGTTACGTTCTGTACGTACTTTGCCGTTACTGGAATAGATTCTGGTTGTGTTAAATCTGATGCAGAAATACTTAATATATCATTTTCTGCATATCCATTACCAGCATTATTAAGAGTAATAGTATCAACAGCTCCTAGACTATTAATAGTATACTGAAGATCGTTTGCTGTTCCTGTAGGATTTCCGTATGGAGGAAGAACGCTAAGTACAATAGGACCAGCGGTATTTGGTTGAGCTGATAATGTAATAGTAGTAGCATCATCAACGTTAGCAACTGTTGTTCCAGCAGCAAGTACACCTGTACCAGAAACTTTCTCGACGATATCGTCGATATTCATTCCAGATGTATCTGGAACAGTAACCTGGAATAAATTTTGAGTCGTAAATACAATATTTGCTGCACCACTTACCAGAGGTGCAAGGTCAATAGTGACTTGTGTTGCACTATCAATACTTTGGATAGTTGATACGGGGTCTAGAGATCCTGTGTCACCTGCACTGGTAGCAGCATACATGCCAACTTGTAGTGAGGAAGTATCAGAAATCGTAAAGGATGTGCTTCCAGTAGAAAGTGTGGTAGAATATGGACCAGATTGTCCTGGAGCATATGCAGAAATATTGGTAATTCCTTGGGATAGTGTTAGAACATCTCCTACTTGATATCCCGTTCCTTTTTGTGCTGGAGTAAAATTCTTAATTACCCCTGGTTCTGATGAAATGGTATACTGGAATCCAGAACCAGTTCCGCCATTACCAACGTCAGAATCATTTACTCCTAGCGTATCACCAGTTTGATATCCCGATCCGCTATCTGTGATAGTAACTGTTGTTACAACACCAGTGTATACAATTCCAGAAGTAGTATATTCAAATCCAGATCCAGCGTTACCAACGTCTAAATTTGAAATTTGTAATACATCACCTGCTTTGTATCCAGTACCATCTGCGACAAATGTGATATTCGTTACTGCTTGTCCGCTGATATCAATGTCAGCAAATGCGCTAACACCATAACTTCCTGCAACTCCAGTATTAACTGTAATATTTCCACCTGCAGGTGCCATGTTTGCGTGATTAGCGCAATCATATCTAATAACATTAGTGCCAGTTGTAGCTCCAGGTTTGATAACTAAATCCTGAAATGCGCCAGTAGTTCCTGTTTGACCTTTTACAAAAAATTCATATTCACTAGTAGAAGGTCCAGAACCATCTGCCATCTGGAACGTCATTCTATGATTAGCACCAGCATCCACACCATTAGAAGGATCTAAACTGGTATCTGACATATCAAAACGATATGTGTTGCCTTCAACCATTGTTAGCGTTGGTTGTGTAGCACCATCAATTGCATAAATGAAATTTGGTTGTCCTGGATTGCCTGCATTTGGATTAGCAATCGCAGTAACTACAAAAGTTTGTGTTGGTTCGTTGAATAATTGAACGAATGCATAACTGCCATCAACATATCCAGTACCACCTTGAGTGATAGAACCACTAAGTGCTGCTCCACCTTGGATGTCGAACGTTGCTTCTGCGCCAGATCCATTACCACCAGTTAGAGGAACAGCAGTGTAAGTTCCTGGTTTGTATGCAGTACCACCATCATCGATAGTACCAGCAATCGGGTCTACCTCGAAGTTTGCTGTAGCACCATTACCATTACCACCAAGTAATGGAACTGATACAAAACTACCAGGAATGTATCCACTACCAGCATTAGTAACAGATCCAGTCCAAGCAGTTACTTCAACGTCAAGAGTACCAAACTGTCCGCTACCACCTACAATAGCAAGATCTGTATATGATCCAGGGTCGTAATTCGATCCTGGTGTTACGATGGTTAATCCACTTTGGAGAAGTTTCTTTTGTTGGACGATAATCTTCTGAAAAGAAGTAATACTAGAAAGACCAATATCGGTAATCTTTTTACCACCAGCAGCAAATCCAAAAGTGGAAATTTGTGGTCTGTAGATACCTAAATTATTTTCGTTTACAAATGCTAAAGATGGAGCACCTAAAGTTCCATCCCCTAGTTTTAAGTTACCAGTAGATAGGTCAGAACCACCAGAAGTAACATTGAATAGAGCTGTACTAATCTGATTAATTTTTACCCTTTGCTGTTCAAAGGTATCTGTCCTTGCGACATTAATTGCTGACATTTTTTGCTAACTCTCTCAGTAGGGATTTGATTTCAGAGATTTCATTCTTCAACATATTTATGTCGTCTAACGCGGAATTCAACTGTTTTTGTTTACGTCTTGCTTGAATAGCAGAATCGTCATGATTCAAGATGGCACCTGTGGTCTCGTCTCTGACAAGACCGTCGTGCCCCGAAACTTTGATGTAACCCATACGCGGAAATTAGAAAGAAGCAACAGCGCGAATGTCCTGAATTTTTGGTACAAACGCTGGATCTACACCTTTTAGAACAATCTTAATTGCGAAAGTAGAAAATTCTGGTAGATCAGATACACTATACTTCAAATCTTGGTAAGATGATTGCTTTTCAACAATACTAGAGATGGTATTCTCTGGATTTGCAATTTCCGCAACATCTGGTTGACCGTTTCCATTGAAGTATTCCCAATCAATATCATCGAAGTTATCTTGACTGGATGCTTTCTTGAATTTGAAAAGAACTTCAATGTTAGAAATTTCTTTTGCATTTGCAAGAAGATGAACGTCAATAGAAGTTCCTGGATTTGAAATTGAAATTTCTTTAGTCACATATTTTGCAACAGATGAACTGTTCTTGGAAGTGTCATCTGCAACGAAGTCGGATCCATTTGTATATGTTACAGATCCAATTTCCCAGTATGCAGATTGTGCGTCCGCTTGACCTGCATAACTAATAAAATCTCCAACTCTAAAGATATCTAAACCTTGATCGCCAACGTTTGCATTTCTATTGAATGCTGTTGTGTTATCTTGAATTCTTCCAGTGTAGTCATCTAGAATTGGTCTAACATCATTTTTCAAAGTCAATTCTTCAGTTTGATTATTCCATGAAACTGTAGTACCGTAGATGATATTATCATAAGCATCTCCAGTAATATCACTTGGATTTCTCGCAGTGATAGTTGCACCATCAGATAGGGAAAGATTGATTTTTACTGGAACTCCATCCACCACAACAGAAGTTAGTGCTGGTTGAGTTGCTAGAGCAACCGTTTCTCCATTGATAAAGGATTGTTTTGTTTTTACTCTAACAACTACAGTAGATCCATCAACTTTTGCAATGGTTCCTGCTGCCTTAGAAGTGAGACCTGTAATTGTTTGAGATTCAATAATTCCTGTTGTTCCTTGACCTGATAGATCAAACGAGAAAACATTGTAGAATTTAATTACTTGATCTCTAGCACCAAATCTATCTTCTTGACCTTCTCCACTTTCAATTCTATTAGTTACTGTCTTTACAGAAGCACTTGACAAATCAATTACTGGTGATAGAGTAGACTTTGCAGAACTTAGAGACATCTTATAAGTAAGAGATCTCTCTAAACTATTCATTGTTTCGTTGATACGAGAAGCAATGAGTTTTTGATTTGTAAAGAAATGAGATTCATTCAAGAAAGTTTTTTCGTACTCAGTTTGTGAATACGATGTATAGTTTGTAGTAGATGAATCTACAGGAACAACATTAGTTGTAGATACAAAACTTTCTAATTTAGTATCACTGAATGTTAGATAGTTAATTTGTGGATAAAGAACTTCGTACTTTCTATTATAAGTCGCATATACACTAGAACCTCCACCAACAGAATTGCTAGATGCTAGAGTTGTAGAAGTTAAATTATATTGATCGATACCTACATTAGTAACATTGAAAAGAGTGCTATTGAAAATGTCAGCAGTAATTCCTCCAGTCTCTAGAGCCTGTCTGTAGAAGACATATGACTTTCCAGAACTATCAAATCCATGATCTCTATGTGATACTTTAACAAGTTGATTGTTGCCCTTATACAAGGTTGATGTAGCACTAGTGCTGGATCCAGCATTAGTTTCATATGGATTCTTATTCAATAGTTCATAACCTAGGTTTTCATTGGTGAGTAAAAGTTCGCATGGTCTGCTAATTTCAAACTCTGCTCTATAAAGATTGAATTTTAGATCCAAGTCTAAGTCTTCCGTCCAAATATCAGTATTCTGAGACTTATAAAGTGAACCTAAAGATGGTTGTGATGTAATAATAGTGCTCGTAGCAATATCACTAGATCCAAGTTCAGAAACCCACAACTCATAATCAGTTGAATCTGTCTCTACAACTAGAGCATATTCTGTGTCATTTTGTAGGTATACTGGATAATCAAACTTGAAATTAGTTGGCGTTGTTGAGTTGGTAACTCCGTCTCTATCGACCGCTACACCCATTCTAACTGCAGGTGTGTCAATTTCTATGAAGGTCTGGATTACACACCCTCCTGCTCCATTTCCGACACCTTTGACGACCACTGAAGGGGGTTCTGTATATCCAATACCACTTAGAGAAATTTCTGTGTTGTAGATTCTTCCATTGGAAACTTCTACACGAGCAGTAGCAGATGATCCTCCAGGAAGTTGTGGACTCTCAATAGTTAGAATTGCACTATCATAATTCTGACCTGTGTTGACAATCTTAATGTCAGAAACTTTTCCGCTATCTTTAGCAATAGTCAACTTCAGATCTGTTCCGCCAGTAGCATTTGCGGTAGTAACTGAAGGAATAGACAGATCCTCATTAGGTCTGAAAGACTTGCCATTGTGATTGCTAAGAACAATCGTATATACTTGATCGTTTGTTAATGCAAAGACTCCAGTAGAAGATGGTGTTAATTCGACACCATTCTTATCAATAATTCTAGAAATAGGACCAGAAGCGGCAGTCGATACTCCTGTTACAAATTCTCCTTGAGTTACTGAAACGTTGCCGTTTGTATAACATTTTAAGTAAGTATTTGGAGAAAGAGTTTTCTCTGTTCCTGGGAGAATATTTTTTGCTGGTTTATCCGAATCAACGTTAGTTAAGTAAACTCTTAATGGAATAGTATCACTCTTCTTGCTGAAGAAGAGATCTAAACCAGTAACAAATACTCCACCATCATAGTTCTCAACTTTAATAATTTGTGCTAGAGGATTTGGTTTTAATGGATTATCTGTATTACTGTTAACAGACTGGACTCCTTCGTTAGATTTGAAGTACGATGGTTTTGTTGATACAATACTAGATGGATTCTGTGGTAGAATGCCAGTAGCATAGTATTTTACTTCTGCATAAGAGGAAACTTTTTCTTTGCTCTCGTCAGTAGCACTAGAGGTAAATCTAATAGTCTTTACTCCAGTGGTAACTCTAATTTCTTCTCCAGTAGAATCATAACTTACAGTGTTAATATCACCAGTCCAAGTTGTATTCTCTGTTGGAGGTGCTCCTGCTGGTACTAGAATAATACCACTAGCATTTCCACTTTCATCAGTTGTAACAACTCCTCCAAATGTTGACAAAGAGTTGCCAGCAATTCCACTAAATCTCAAATCTGGGTTTACCCATCTGTTGATGTTTCTGCCTTCCATAAAGACATTAACAGTCGTATTTGGTTTTAGTCTTCTAATAACAAATTTTACAGGAATGCTTCTTGCATAGAACTGCACGGAAGAAGAAACTAGTCTCTCTCCAACGTTCTTAGTAGAAATGCCCTTTCCAATCTCATTATTCTGTGGACTAATATTTGAGGAACTTCCTACAGATGCTGATCCAACAGAAGATACTGCATTCTTGGTAGAAGCTTCTCCCAAAGAATTAATAGCAACAAACGATGGAGATGTTCCAACCCAGTTGACTAAGAAAGAATTGTGTAAACTTGAGAAACTTTCTCTTGAATTTTCTTTTGCCAAGAAAATAGAATACAAACTTGTATTGGTATCAACAACCAAAGGTTCTACACTCTTGTCGTACCATTGATCGACTGAAGGAGAAACTTCACCATCTCCAACATATTGAATAACAACAAATGGGTTTGGATCTAAAGTTCTAGAAGCAGATTCGTTTGAAAGCAACTTCAATTCGGAATATGGTAGAGTAACAATATCTCCAGATCTTTGGTATCCAGCAACAGATCGTTGATCTTCTCTAGTATTAACTTCTTTTAGAACAAATGAATCTTCATTCGACTGTGGTCTTAATACAGACTGTTGACTGTCAATAGCACATGCATAATCGATAGATCCTAAGTTTCCAATTCTGTGCTCTTCAAAATTGTCTACCAAGAAACCACTCTTAAATCTGTCTAATCCAATAGTATCTTTGACTTGCATGTTAAGAGCTTGTTGCTCTAGGATGCTAAGTGTGGTATAATACTCAAGACGCTCAATACGTTTCTCTAGTTTACCGATGTCACGCATTGTGTAACGACGGTTGTCAACTGGAGTGATTCTTACATCTTTGCTGCTTTGTGTATACGCAGGAATGTAAGCATAGAAGAGAGCGATAGCATCGTCTACTAAATCTGGTTTTGTTGGGTTTAGAGAAGAATTGCCTTCCTTAACAATAAACTCACCATTCTTATTGAGGAAGATACCATCAATCCTATTGAGGTATTGCGTCTGACTAAACGAAATGGTATACTCTAGATTTGAGTCTGGCGCTGGAGAACTTGTGATTACTGATCCAGGACCAGCAAACTGACTAGTTACTACTGATAAAGAAGATGTGTCTTGATAACCAGGGATAATAGTATTACTATCTACTTTTGGTCTAAAGTCGATAACATTTTTCAGTTCAACAATTCCATGAACGTTGGAGTTAAAATCGGGGATTTGATCTTCTGTGACACCTGCCTCATGAAGATAACTGTCAATAGTGCAGAAATCACCCTGAGAGTGCTCGAAGTAATCAAATGCAATTACTAATTGTCCTGTAGTCTGTTCGTATCCAGGTTTTAAAACAATTCTAGATACATCATATAAAGTGTCTCTTTGACCGTCATCAAAAGTAAATCTTTCTGTGACATCAGTACCAGTAATTAAATTACCTGCAGTATCTACATCAGGTGCTTTAGAAATAGTTCCTTCATAAACATATCTCAACTTGTAAGCATCTGCATAAGATAGAGTTTCAACAACCTCAGTGTCGTAATTAGTTCCTCTAAATGGAATAACTCTATCACCAGAAGAAGTTACAACAATTCTTCTATTTTCGACAGAAGTCTTGAGTCTTGGTTTTGCGTTAGATACTTCAAGAGTAGCAGTCAACTTAAGTCTGGGGAAAGTTCCATTAGATGGAATAGTACCAAAGTAAGTTGATGGAAGTTCTAGACTAATACTACCCGAAGTGAGACCACTTGCTGTATCAGTAGCAGAACTAATACTTACATTATCTGCATCGACATAGACAATATCTCCCTCTTCAATGTCGGGTGCATCACCTGGATCTAATACAGTAATAATGTAATTCCTTTCAGAGAAAGCAGCGAATCTTTGTGTACCAAAAGGTAGTTGTGCTGCAAAAGTGATAGTTCCTCCACCAGAAGAAGCAGTGGTAACAAAATCTCTTCTGAAGTAATACTTAATTTTTGTCTCATCACCACCAGCAGAAATTTCTTTTACCTGCTTACTGCCAGTTGGATATAATAGTGATCCAGAGTTTGCGTTTACTGTTTTTGGACGAAGACGAACGATACTAGTATTAGAAACATTTCCAGGGAGAGCAGTGTCTAGATAAATTCTAGTTTTTACCGAACCCTCTTGTTTTGTAGATTTTTGTACAATTGCACGAACTAAATTATTATCTTCATCCGAGAATTGAATAATATCACCTTGAATTAAGAATTCGCTAGCATCTGCACTAAAGCTAGTTGACTCTAGGAAAAGAGTTCCTTTTGTTCCAAAAAATGTAAAATCTGTTACTGATTTAATTTCAGAATATTGTTGATTGTCAACTACTACATCTGCAGTAAATACGTTTGCATTTCCAGATCCGTATCTACAACCAACAGATTTAATATTTTGTGGAGTATAAGTGGTTACACTATTTCTAAACAATACTGGGACAATTGCTGCAACTGAAGATGGTGCAGCTGAACCAGTTGGTTGTAAAACTGATACTGCAGGTGGTTGACTATATTCAATTGAAACAGCAGATCTGTTGGTAACTACTGCTCTTAGTGCGTTTCCTGTTGTGCCAATTTCTAAATTGATTTTTGACCCATCAAATTCAACACCATTAATTAAAAGAGTTGAACTTTGACTATAACCAAGTCCTCTTTGTCTTACAATAAAGTGAGAAATTGTGTTATCTTTTGCAATCCTTACAGAATTGCGATCTTCATCTCTGAGTGTTTCTCCAGAAATAAATTTACCAGAAAGAGTCTTAACAAATAAGATATTTGAAGTAGAATATGTACCACCAGACTCTCCTTCCACAACGCCATACGCACCACTTTCTAATCCATACACATATTTACCTACACCAAAACCACCTGCTGGAGGAATCGAATTTAAGAGAAGACGTGTGAAGAATTGGGGATCGAAATAAGATAATCCGAATACGGTATTGTATGAAGAAGTTCCTTGAGGTAAACGTCCTTTAGATAAAATAATATCTGAATCGTCATCAAAACCAGCACCCCTAGATTCTAGATAGAAATTATTTGGTTTTACTTTACCAATAACTGGAGTGATAGTTTCACTGTAATCAACAATATGTCCGAACCTAGCATCTGCAGCAAGTTTTGCTTCAGTGAGATACAGTTGTCTTTGGAATGCAATATCACCAGCATCATAATCTGTCAGTAAAAGTTCTACTTCTTCTTTTTTACCAAATACAGTAACTTCGTAGAATTGAACTCCTGCAGATGCATTAATTTCAGGACGATTAATTTTAGAGAATGATAAAGTTTGTACGCTGCTTGTAGAAAGAACTGCTCCCTGTGAATCTCTAGTCTTAATAAAGAATAAGTTTTTAAATGTAGTTTGGAATGTACTATCACTTAAAGTTGCTAGTGTATCAGTTGTGCTAGTAATTTGGATAGTTAGAGTTTTGATGCCAGTATTAGAATCGAATAGCAATCCTCTTCTATTTACAGTTTGTCTTAAAGCGTTGGCATCTTCGGTATTGCTTAGTCCAATAGAACCATCATTGAAAGTAGAATATACGAATACCTCTGGATATGCCGTTAAGTCAGATCCTTCTTTGTTTAGAGGAACACTACCAAAAGTATTGGTAATATTTAAAGTTGGCAACCCTTTGCTCTTCAAAGTTACATTGTCACTTGAAAGACTTTCTCTAGCCTTACTAATCTCTAGATACTTAGTTTCTTTATTGACAATCTCATAACCTTTGATGTATGCTTTACCAGGACTTACACTAGCAACCATCTTACGGTATGCATCACTGGCACTCAATCCATTGAATGATCCATCATCTGCCGCAGCATAGAGTCCTCTGTTGCCTTCTCTTTGTGCGTACTCTCTAATATCAACGGAGAAATTCTCAACTACATAATCACCACTTTCATCAAAAGTTCTTCTTGCTAGAGTTTGCTCTAGTAGACTGTAATCGGTTGGTTTGACTCTTCTCTGTACTGCCCCTCTTACAACAGTAATTAATTGAATGAAATTCTTATCTGTAATTTCATCAATAGCAAATTCTTTTAAAGTTAAATCAATTTTTAATCTATTTGCACCAGGAGCAGTGTAATTAGAAGATCCAATTGCGTTGTCATATAATGAAGGATCTTCTTCTGGCGTTACAACGTCCTCACTAATTGTAAATCCAACTTTTGCAGTTGGTTGATCGTAATACTCTTCGATTACTAAAAGTTGTTCTTTGTTACGAACAAAAAATCCATTTACAAAGTAAATACCTTCTTCTACTTTAACAGCAGAACCATATCCCATTGCAGGACTTTCTAAAGAAGTTACTTCGCCAGTGTCAGGATTAGTAACAGAAATACTAGTAGGAAGTACGCTACCATCGGTTCCAACAACTAGAAGTGGAGTATTGACACCATTAACTACTTCTAACGTTTCTCCTTG